GTGCCATTGAGGAGGGAATGATAAAGGGCGAAGCTAACAAGGCATACTCTATCGCCCGAAACCTGAAGAAGATGAAGCTACCCGTGGCTGACATCAGCAGCGCCACAGGTCTCTCCATCAAAGAGATCAATTCAATCAGTCTGAACTGATACGCTATTGTCTACAATATAATTTCAGCCCGACAGTTGCGGTGCGCATATTGATGCCTACCGCTGCTGTCGGGCTGAATCTATATTGTATTATCTCTCTATGCAAGACTGATTGTTAAGCCCAATGCGTCGGCAAGACGGATGAACGACGACAGTTGCAAGTCCGTTTCGCCCTTCTCTATTCTGATAATGTATGTCCTGTCACGACCAACTCTGTCGGCCAGTTCCTGCTGAGTGATTCCTAATGATTTCCTCTTCTCTCGCAGAACCTCACCATAGTACCATGCTTTTGCTTTGGCGTCAAGCTCGTCGCGTTCAGGACTGCCGGCTTTGCCAACCTCTTCCGTTAGCAATGATTCAGCGTTTACGAGCCCCGGTTGTTTGTTGAAGTCAATAGAGCGGAGCTTCGCTTTTTGTTCGTCAGTAAGTTTCATAGCGATTATCATATCGTTGTTGGACACAAAGGTAACTAATTAGTCACATCCTCCAAGCATTTCACCATTATTTTTACGGAGAAGTGTGAGAGTTTTGAAGATAAATTCGCCATAATTAAAATGGGGAATTTTCCCAAAAACATTTGCGAATCAAGAAGAAAGGGGTACTTTTACGGAGAAATGCAACAAGAAAACAGATGTGATATGAGTGACAACTACAAGACAGGAAAGGCGGGAGGCAGCAATGTAAGACGCTAAAGAATCCAGCATCATCGTTGTTTGGGTAAACCGCTCAAATTCTGATGTCAACCCCTTCACCTCCTTCTGGACGTCCTTCAACACGTCACCAAGTCCTTCAGCCTCTTTTTTTAGCTTCCCGACAACCCCTTGGAGCTCATTCGCATCCACGGTCACATCCCTGAGTACCTTTTGGCCGTTGATCTCAAATTCAACTTTAAATTTAACAGTCTTATCCATTGCGTATATCGTTTATTTTCTTATATTTGTAGCAAAAGTTACAATGTTATGATACATTTTAATGAATTTGTTTTGAATCACCCATGGTTGCTCGTGTTATTCATTTACGGGTTCCCGATACTTTGGTGGTTCGTTGCGAGAAATATCTGCAAGAATATTGAAGATCATTGCAGAGGCAAGCGTCGCAACCGCTAACCCTTCCCCCACATCTGAGCCTCCCATTCACGACGGGCCACCTGCCAGTCCGACTTGTGCAGCACGCCGTTCTTGTCCGTGTAGTACACCCAGCGGCGGAACTCCGCCTGAATCTGCGCCGTCGGAGCCGCCTGCCGAATCTTGCGCAGCAGCGTGCTCTGCGCTAACTTAGCGGAGCCGAAGTTGAACACGAAGTCCACCAGCGCGTCGAACTGGCACTGACTGAGCGTCAGTCGAAGCCCGTTCAACTGCCTCTCAACCACCGCCACATCGCTCTTCAGCCACAGTTCCGCCTGTGCCTTAGTGCAGGTCTGTCCCTCCATCACTCCGCCCGTATGGCCGTAGCCAATCGTCAGCTTGTCCGCTGAACACCTGTAAGCCTTCAGCCTCAGTCCCTCAAAATACCTGATCATTCCGATTACCGTCTCCGATGCCTTCATCATAAAAAAAAGTATTACTTTACTCTTTACTCTTTACTCTTAACTCTTCACTCTTGCTGCGAAGCAGCGTGCGGGAAACCGCAGCCCTGTACCTTTCCATCAGCTCCTCATCGCTCAGCTCCTCCCTCGGTCGGCTCTCCTTCCGCTCCGCGCTCTTCGCCGGAGTCTCGTCCCACGGGAAGCGCATCACGTCCCTCGGCTGGAGCCGCTTCTTCGAGTAGGGCTGAAGCATACACATACACATCATGCGGCTCTGCTCCCACTGCTGGCGCAGACCGGTGCGCTCACGCTCCGCCCACACGTTGTACGCCTCACGAAACTGCGAAGGGGTACAAGAGCAAAAGTCTGTCATACTCATACCCATACACCCATCGCTATGCCTGTCAATCTGTCAATATCAGTCTCTACCTCTTCGCCGCCCTCTTTTTTTTGAGTCGTCGGCTGCCTGACCGTCGAGGTCTTCATGGCGTTCAACAAGTGGCTGCAGTATCGTGCCACTACCGACCCGGATGTCACTCCGGAGCTCATCAAGGCCATCAACAAGTACCAGGACAAGTTCCTCATCGAACACATGGGTAAAAACTCATTAGATTAGGCGTATGGCAGCAGGTGGCCTACGAGACCATGATTGCCGCCCTCAACGGGGTGACGCTGCCGATGAGCGACCCCTTCTGGGCGGACTACTATCCGCCCAACGGCTGGGGATGCCGATGCACCGTGATCCAGGTCCGCAAGAGCAAGTACCCGACCACCGACAGCGACGAGGCGCAGGCGCTCGGCGAGGTGGCGCTGCAGAGCGACAAAAAGGGCATCTTCCGCTTCAACTCGGGGCAGAAGGAGCAGACCATGCCCGACTACAATCCCTACACCATCCGGAGATGTAACGACTGCGACGTGGCGCAGGGAAAGCTCAATCTATCTAAGCCTCTGGACAATCAGACGTGTGAGGCGTGCAGGAAAGTGCGCCAGATGTGCAACGAAAAAGAGAATACTGATGTCAAGAAGAAGCTGAAGGAAACAATCAACGCTAAGGGCGCAGCACATATAAGCGGTCTGAGAGAGATTGTCCGCTCGAGCATATTCAAGCCTGTAGAAGGACATGCCGGAGTAATATCAGCCATCGGGCCATCAGACCCGGACTATACAAATTTACTTGCTTGTGCCGATAAGGTTGTAAGTCACGGATACAATGTCGCTATATTGTTCAACCCCTCAGAATACAGGTCTCCGGACTTCATCGCCTTCAATAAGAAGTTTATAGCCTTGTATGACGTGAAGACTATCTCCGGACAAAATTCCGCAGGCAATCGTCTGATGGAAAGCATTGGTCAGACCGAACGTGTAATGCTGAACCTGACGACATCTTATAATCCACGTCTCCTCGCCACCGACATAAAGAAATATTTCGAGGTAAACAAGAAAGCAAAGGAGGTAATCGTCTATAAGGGTGGCTCTGCCATCAGAGTAACAAGAGATCAGATCGACAGAAGGTTTGAATCTACCTTCCGGAAAAGGTACGGACGGACAAAATAAAAGCCGCTTGCGCGGCTCCCGAAGTAGTGTCATAAGTCTTGCTCCTAACAAGGGAAACGTTGCCCTGACGGTCATTGCTGACACTGCAAATATAATGAATTATTTTAATACCAAATAATTATGAACGAAAAAAAAACGAGCTTAAAGCATTCTATGCAATACTCATATCAGCCACCATTAGACAAAAATGCAGCAATCGCGCTAAGGATGCAGCCAACAGCAGAAAGGACACATGCAACAAGGCTGACAACAGAGAACAAGAGGCGGACTTTCTTCCGTCTGTGCTCTTCGAAGATACCTCCTTCATCGAGTATCATCCGTCCTTTATAAGTTATCTGAAAGCTGCCTGTACGCTCGTGAAGATAGCCTTCCGAAACAAGGAAAGCAATGCCTTCCTGATAATTGGCAGGTAAAGGCAATGAGCAAGGATTTTCCAACAGCCTGGGCTTACTGATGCCGCGTGGACTATCTGCCATAAGGCTGAGTATCTTGTCGAGAGCTATCAAGTCCTGATTGATGGCTCTCGTCTTCTTTTCCTGTCTTCCCGTCACCATACTCCTCGATAGCTGTAAATCTCAATACTCTCCACAACCTCCTCATGGTTGTGGTTGGTCTGACTCTCCACGAGCTGAACGCTGGCGAACTTCTGACCACTCAGTCCCTCAATGGCGTCGCGCACAGTGTAGGGCAGACGGAGCATCTCCGTCGGGTCGGCAGCGTTCCAGTCGTTCACCACGTGGAGGTTCAGGAACCCCTTACAGCGAAGCACAGGCTCCTTCACTCTGTCCCACGCTATAGGCTGAAACTCCACGAACACGGCGGGCGTGGGCCAGTTCACCTCGCCCTCTATAAACTCTACGTTGTGATTCCACAGGTCGACATGCTTTATCTCTCCGGTGGCAAGCAGGGCGCCGCGCACCGCATTGTAAATCTCGTTTCTCATTGATTGATGTTATTTAGTGGGTTATACTTCTCCATGAACTCCTTGACGTTCTCGTCTATTATCTCCCGGACCACCTTCTCCACCTCCGGAGCAACTCCGAGGAAACGACGCTCACCGACGAGAAGGGCGATTTAAAGCCGTTCAATCAGTGGTTGAACGACGTTCAGCCAATCGCCTCCCATCAGGTGGGGGCGTGGCTCGAGACGGAGTACAACACCGCCGTCATACGTGCCCATCAGGCTGCGGACTGGCAGCAGTTCGAGGCGGAGAAGGACGTGCTGCCCAACCTACGGTGGAACCCGAGCACGAGCGCTCATCCGGGAGCCGACCACATGCCCTTCTGGGGAGTTGTCCGCCCGGTGGACGACCCCTTCTGGAGTCAGCACCGCCCCGGCGACCGCTGGAACTGCAAGTGCTCTCTCAGCTCCACCGATGAGCCTGCGACCGCTCTCCCCGAGGGCTACGACACCACGGAGAACGCTCCGCAGCCCGGACTGAAGGACAATCCCGGCAAGACGGGCGAAATCTTCAGTCCGGACAACAACTACGTCCGTGAGGCTGCCCCCGGAGCAAAGGAGGCGGTGGAGAAGCTGATGAAGAGGGAGGCTGAGATAGGCAGCAATGTCCCTGCAGGTCTTAACTCTCAGGAGCAGGTGGCATGGATTAAGAATGTACACGCAGTGGAGGAGGCGCTGAACCTTGAACAAGGCAAACCGATGACTCATGCCGAGGCTAACGAGCACAGGGCAAAC